TAAAAATTAAAAATTAAAAATTAAAAACTAAAAATTAAAAACTAAAAATTAAAAACATTTGTTATTTTTAACGCGTAATCTCTTAAGCCTGCTTTGTAAACGACTCTTATCGCGTCGTAATCTACAAATACGCTTCGTTAAACGCATCATTTCTTTTTTACCTCGTAAACATTTATTACGTCTCAATTTGGCAGTTCTAATATTGCAACTAATATTTACCATTTTTTTCCTAGCTTTATCACGTTTCTTTTCTAAACGTAATAAAAATTTTTTATTACCAAGGCGTTGTGACTTGCGCTTTTTACGCATTTTTTTACCTTTATTTTTCACAGTCTTCGTCATTATATATTATAATTACAAAATAATTATAGCAAAACAGTTGTTTCAAACATAATACCAGTAACATCATATGGGTCCATATTTGAACTGGGTCTTCTATCTTCAAAATAACCCTTTTTATCTTTAAAAGTTTAATTTTTAGTTCTTTTAGTTCTTTTAGTTCTTTTAGTTCTTTTAGTTCTTTTATTTCTTTTCGTCATATATATTTTATTAAATATATTTAAAATTTTAAACAAACTTTTATAAGAGAATGCAAAATAAATATTACTGGGGTAATACAGATACTTCTGTTAGTTTTTGTGAAAAAAAATATGATGATATTTTCTGGATTGCAGAATATAATAATACAATTAGTGCAATACCGTATGTTTTAATTGGTTTATTTTTTTTATTCACGAAAATAAAAAAAATAGGTGTTTGTTTAATTTTCCTAGGTTTTTCAACAATGTTAATGCATGGAACTATTCGATATTACGGACAATGGATGGACGAAATCGGTTTACTAGTATTATCATTTGAATCATTAAAACAATTGGATAAAAGATTAAAATATATATTTTTACCACCTATTTTAGGAATATATTTAATTTTTAATGAAAATTTTGTAGTTTTCTTTACAACTTTCACAACACTACAAATTATAATTGTTTATAAAGTATATAATAAAAATAAATCAAATATACAGAAAATATTTACATCATTATATGTTTTTTTCTTTTCATTAGCCTTATTTTTTTGGTTTATTGACCAAACTTTTTGTAAATATATTGGTAATGTACCATTTCATGCATTATGGCATATTAATACATGTATAGGTATGTTTTATGGTTATTTAAATTTTATAATAGAATAAATTTTTATATTCTTTATATTTAAATATAGAATTTAATGTCATATGATATAATTGGATACAGTGCCGTATCTTTTAACGCAATATCTTTACTACCACAAATTATTCAAATTATTAAAACAAAAAAAGTAAGAGATATAAATATATATTTTTTAATTATTGCACTAATTAGTGATATTCTTTATTTTGTTTATTCCATATTAGATAAAGATAACATTATGTTCTATTCTGTTTTTCCGCCTACTTTATCACATATTATTATGCTAATATTGTGGTTTTTTTATAATAAACGATTGATTCATGATACAACGAATGAAGACATAGAAATAATAATAATTTAATTTCTAACAAAATATTAAATGCTTCAAAAACAAGAATTTAAAGAATTATTTGTCACGGCGGTTGTTTTATCAATAATAGATATAACATATTTATATTTTAGAAAAGATGATTTCAATATTTACTTTTTAAATGTTCAAAAATCACCTTTGAAATTTCGATTTTCTGGTGCTTTTTTAGCATATTTTCTATTAATTTTAGGTCTTTATTATTTTATCATAAAAGATAAAAAATCTATTCAAGATGCATTTTTATTGGGTTTTTTTACTTATGGTGTTTATGATTTTACAAATTATGCAACTTTATCTAATTGGACACTTAAATTTTCATTGGTTGATATGTGTTGGGGTGGATTAGTATTTACATTTAGCACATTTATAATATATGAGCTATTGAAATATTTATAATTTTTATATATTTTTTAATTTTTATATATTTTTTTAATTAAAATTAAAAAATATATAAAAAATATATAATGGCGAAGGTATATACAATAATTTACAATGCAAATGCACCAGAATTAGATTTGAACACATGGTATGCTTCAAAGGGAGACCCTGTACTACCCGGATATAGAACAAATAGTTCTTTAATGCAGTGGATGACCGGTGCAGCAAATGCAAATATAGGCACAATGGTTGCTAACCCAAATGTTGATATTTCGGCAAGCAAAATAATACTTTCTGATAATCTAGATTGGGATATTGAAAACCAATTGGTTATTTTTGCAAAACAAAGTATTGTGTTTGATGGAAATGGTAAGACGATTACATTAACAAAAGCTGCTGTAACAGACTGTTACGGTTTAATAGCTGCCCCTCACCAATATAGTTATCGTGATTGGAATGATGCTTTAGATGGTTATAAAGGTCAATATACATATTATAGACAAGATGTTGCACAATGGTATGATTATATAAACAAGATTGAGGATTCAACTTTAGTGGAAATTTCAGACGACGAAGACCCCTACGGTATTATTGTAAAAAATTTAATAATAGATGCTGAAACAAATTCGGTCAATAATGCTCATAGTTATATGTTTGGGAGAATTAACACAGGGTCAAATTATCAGGGAGGTTATGCTCATGACGGAAGACCAATGACTAATGGTAACGTTACGGAATCAACGAAAAATTTATTTATTGTTGAAAAATGCCAAATTAAATGCTTACAAAGTAGTGTTTCAAATACAGAAGGTGCATTTTCTGGAAAAGTATACGGTAGAGGCAAATTCATAAATTGTATAGCAAATACTCATTTTATTGGCAATGCGTCAGTTGGTTGGTGGGAATTTGAAAATTGTTTCATTAATTCCAATAAAGGATTTATAGCTGATAATTTAAATAAGTATAATATATTTGAAAGTAGAAATACTGATGCCGCCGTTGCTGCAATTATTTATCCACCCATAGGAAGCGATACGGATGGTTCAAATTTGAAAAGTCATTATGCTTATAATAAATATATTTTTAAAAATTGTATTGCGAAACAAATATATTATAGATTTGAAGGTTACTCTAACGCTAACACTTCAAATGCTACAAATGAAAACGTTGTTGGTGGTTTATTAGAAATTAGTGGTTGTAAAGTTAGCGATTCAACTTTATCAGATAACTATTTTACTAATAATAATGTTGAAGATGATGCAAATTTCTCAACGCTAACAAATAATACAACAGAATTCACATATTTATCGGGTAGTACAGTTGATACATCAAAGCTTGATGATATTTTAGAAGTTATTAATGTATCAGACGGGTTCAAAAAGGTAAATAATAAAATAGTAATTGAATTTTCTCCTTTTGTTGGTGTCTCTATTACAGATTACGTAGCTGTAAAAGCAATAGATTTGACATCAACTAACACCGTTGCAATATCGGCTGTACCAACAACATGGTTTGATAATTTAGTTGGTTCTGGTGATACTTTGGAAAGAAACACTGAAGTGAGAAGAAATAATCTAATTGATACCATTTTTGAAAATAATTCAACAAAAACTTTTTTTGATATTTCAAAATCAGAAATTAATGCTTCCATTAATTCTATTAAAGAAAGCACTCGTATATTCAAAGTAGATTCCACTTCAAACAAAGCTATAATTAATTTAAATACTAATACCGATTTAGGGGATATAAAAGGTTTTTATGTCTCATTAGCCGATAATCAAAAAGTTGATATAACAAGTAAAGATGGAAATATAACATTCCAGGTTGAAAGAACTGGTACAGGAAGCGATGGGAAGGCAACTTATACCGTAACAAAAACTGCTGGGACTGTCAATTTATTAATTGATTCATAACATCAATAATTTACCACCCAATAATTTAAAAACATGTTTTAAAACATTTTTTTAAATTATTCATCTGCTGAATATGATTTCCAATCAGAACCATTATATATATATAACTTATTGTCATATGAATTAAATGTCATTGTCCCAACAACAGGTGTTGTTGAAGGTGCGCCAGCATCTGTTTTTACAGGTAATTGTACAGTATTTAATAAATCTAGATTTGTTTCGAAATTAGAATCTTTTTGAAACAATTGATGTGGTAATAAGTCAGTTACACCGGATGCAACCGTATCGGCAACATATTCATGCCAATGGTGTAACTTAACATCGCCTATGACAGTTACATCACCGAATTTAGCTATTACACTATCAATATGGTTTTGCGACGTACTTCCACCAGAAGCATCCAAAATTTCTTGTGGAACTGTATTCGTAGTTCTTTTTTTAAATTTCATTTTTCCACCACTAATATCAATCTTATGATCATCACCAATCCAGAGAGAATTATCACTCAAGAAAAGATGTCTAATCTTGTACGATGCACTACCCAAATCAAAGGTTTCATTTGAAGTTGGTAAAATATGACCACCCATAGACATTGTTCCTGAAGTTCGAAGTGTATTAAAGCTAGCATCTTGGGCATCAATCGCATTAATGGAAATATCACTATTAATATTTAAACTCGCACCACCACCATTCTGCGTAATAGAAACACCATTTACTTTCAGGGATGCTAAATCTACAACATTGAAACTGGCGTCATTACCTGCTTGATATTTTGTTGCTAAATTATTTGAAAGGTCTGTAACTGCTGTTAAACATGATTGAACACTAGCATTATCGAATAAATTATTAGCAGCTATTTCAATTACTTTTTCAATTGCGGAAGCCATTATAATTTATTATTTTATTTTATTTTATTTTATTTTTACTAAATAATTTAGTAAAAATAAAATAAAATAATAAATTATATATGTCTGCGAAAACCATGGTTGATGTAAGCAATGCTATTATAGCAAATGCAACATTTTTTTCAACAAAGAATTTAACTGATTATTTTTCAGAAAATACAACTGATTTTTCTGCAGCAACTGATGCTGACATTGAAGGTTTTCTAACTGGTGTTTATAATACAACCAATACACAAAGCATTACAACTAATTTAGCATTAAAATTAATAAATCTAATTTCGGCTAAATCAAATGTTATAATAAATAAACTTTTCTCACTTTTAAATACTGAAAATCAAACATTAACATTGGCTAATGTTTTAACAGTTACTGAAAAAATTATTTTCGATAATGCAAAAATACTTGATATTTCAGGCGGAAATGCTATACCTACGTCAGTTGAAAAAGAAATATTTAAAGGTTTAAAAGAATTATCTTTTAGAAAATTAAGACAAGACCTTAAAGGGGCGAGTTTAGAATCAAAAATAAAAGATATTTCATCAAATGACAATGACGTGAATATAGGGTTATTTCTTTCAAATATTAATACTGATTTATCGTTAAATTTGACAGATATGGATTTATCTGGACTCGATTTAACAAATACTGATTTATCTGGTGCTACACTTGTTAATACCGACTTTTCGGGTGCAACTTTAACCGGTGCTAATTTCCAAGGCGCAGATGTTTCCGGTGCTAATTTATCCAATGTTGATTTAAATTTAGCGTCACTTGTTAATTTGCAAAACTTTACAAAAACAACGGGGATAGCAAAAAATCTTCCATCAACACATCAATACTATTTAAATAAACCTGTCGAATCAACAGAAAACCTTTCTAATGGGTCATATGTAGCATCTACTGATACAATTGGACCTTTTAAAGACGGTGAATCCATAGCAATCAATGGTGTTCAACTAATATTTGGAAATAGTATTTCAGAAGCGGGATTACTTGGGATAAATAAAAATGCGGACGGTGGGGCTTTTACATTTATTAAAGATGACAATAATTTAGATGGCTGGGGTAATGCTTATAAAGGTGGAAATTTTCCAAGAGATATTAGCAATGTTAAATCAATATTTTCTACAAAAAATGCAAAATCGGCAATATGTAGTGATGGTAGAGTATTTTCTTGGGGGATATCCGGTGAAGGTGGTAATGCACCTACTGATTTATCAGGTATCATTGATATCCAAAGTAATGAAAAAGCTTTTACGGGACTTTATCATGATGGAACTATAATTTGTTGGGGTGACCTAACAACGGGTGGTACAACACCTGATAATGTTAGCAACGTTGTACAATTATACTCAAATAAAAATGCATTCGCCGTTTTACAATCCGATGGTTCAATAAAAAGTTGGGGATTATTAACAGGTACTGTTCCAACTCAAAAAAATTTCATAGATATTTATAGCACTAATAAAGCTTTCGCTGCTTTAGATTCAAGTGGGAATGTTTCTTGTTGGGGGAGTTCAGATTCAAGAGAAAATACACCCCCTACAGATTTAAGCAATGTATCAATGATTCATGGTAACGATGATGCCTTTGCTGCATTAATAGCGGACGGTACTGTAAAATGTTGGGGTAATACTACTAACGGTGGAACAACGCCTACCGATATAAGTAATGTAGATTATATTAGTAATACAAATACGGCTTTTACTGCGATTACATATGATTGTGGAGCAATATGCTGGGGCAATTCTAGTAATGGTGGAACAAAGCCCACAACATATATATATACAGATGATGAAGATGAAACTGTAGATATAGCCGTTACAGCGGATGTAAATGGTATTTTTAAATTTTCTGGGTATAATGATAGTTCTGCTAATTTATTTTTTATAAATAATGAAACGCAAAAAGAAGGAGGTTTAAATTTCAATAAAGACTTTTATTTATTTAATACAAAAAATCATTACGATGATATTGTATATATTTCTAACAAAGAATATAATAATGCTACAGACCATACATTTACTTTAAAGCCATTACTAGATTCTTGGTGTTTAGCAACAAATAGTAATATATATATTAAAATTGGATTTATTTATACTAGTGAAAATAAAGATTATACATCTTACCGATATAATAATATTTTTAATCAAGATGATTGTCCTCATTATCAATTAGATAATCCGACTTGGTTAAAAACAGAAGAAAAAACTTTAATATTAAAATTATTAAGTAATAAAATGACATTGGAAGGACATGATGGTGCAATTATATACGAAGATACAGATGTGTCATCTAACCCATCTAATTATAAATTAGCAATATCGATATATAATGGAATTATTCAATTAGAAAATACATTCGATGTAAGTTACCCAACTTTAAAATGTGGTGTAAGATATAAATTTGACCAATCAGATTCGTCTAATGCTGGAAATACTTTAAAATTCAGCACAGGCGATATTAGTGGTGAATTAATTGAAAAATCAACCACAAATTATGGAACACCAGGAACACTTGGTGCTTATACAATTCTTCATAATACAGATATTGAAAGTGTAGAGTTGTATCCTTATAGTGTTGAAAAAGGCTTGGATGCTGGAAAAAAACATAAAAAAATATATTTTGATATTGAAACCATTGTTGTAACGGTTGTATCAAGTAAATTTGTGTTTAATGGTAATAATAGCATTACTCCTGATATTAGTCATAATATACATTATAAATTTGATGTTAGTCATTCTAGTAATTTAAATCATCCATTATCATTTAGTAAAGATAATAATACAACAGACCATAATGTTAATAGATATGGAACTGCAGGTAGTTCTGGTGCGTATGTAACATTTAAAAACAATAACCCAAATAATACCGATATTTATGTATTTTGCAAAACACATGGTCTTGGTATGGGTAGTCATTATAATCCAATTAGTATTTCTAGAATAAAAAAAACATTAACCTTGTCAAATGTAAATAAGGTGTTTGCGACTGAAACAGCATTTAGTGCTTTAAAAAATGATAAAACAATTGTTGCATGGGGTAATAATGGTGGGAATTATACAGAAACCGTACAAACATATGAAAATTTAACAAATAAATCTGATTATAATATTGATGATTATGTTAAAATTTCAAATTCAGGTATATTTTTAGTTACAAAAAATGGTGGGTTCTGGACTAGTAATTACAATAACTATTTTGGTCCAGATAATTCTACACATGGTTTAAAAAATCATAAAATATCAGATATTATGTCAGGTATTAAAAAAATACTAGTAAATTATGAAGCAATTTGTTTATTAAAGGATGATAATAGTGTTATAACTTGGGGGAATTCTGAATCTGGTAAATTTTATTCTTATGGTGGTAATAGCAGTAATTTACAATCATTTTTAAGTTCCAATATAAAAGATATTATAAAAACAGAACGGGCTTTTTGTGCTTTAAATTACGATGGAAAAATAATGACTTGGGGTAATTCAAATTATGGTGGCGATTTTCATCATAAATATGATGAAATTACAGATATTGCAAGTATATCAAGTACTAGATATGCCATGGCTGCAATTAGTAAAACGGGGAAATTATATACTTGGGGTGAATATGGTAGATTTCATAATAATATTTGGTATAAATTAACATTAAATGGTTATAAATCAAATATAACAAATAGTTCAGAATTTGAAAACGAGGTAAGCAGTGGTGTAACAGATGTATATTATAATGAAATTGCATGTATAGCTATAAAAGATGATGGTAATGGATTTAAAAAAATATGTGGTTACTGGGGTAGTAGTACTACTGGAAATCCAAAGGATAGTACTAATGGTATTAGAAACCATTCAGGTGTTCTCGATGTAACATTATTAGATTCCAATATAAAAGAAATTTTTGTTCATAGAACTGCATTTTTTATATTAAAAAATGATAATAAATTGTATGGTTGGGGTGAATTAATGAGAACAACAAAGATAGATACTGCAAAATTAGCTAACTTAACAGATGTTTTGAGTATTAATTTTACAAAAAATGCTTGTGCAGTATTAAAAACGAATGGAGAAGTAATAACATGGGGGACTGATACATATGGTGGGGATAAGGGACATTCTACATATGGCGTAAGAAATACAAGTGGTAATGTACAAGAATCTTTGTTAAATTCTGGAAGTGGTGTTGTAAGTATAGCCTCAAATTTAAATTCGTTTTGCGCTTTAAAAGGTGATGGAACTGTTTTATGTTGGGGTAATCAGAATAAAGGTGGTAACCCATATAATACAACTCAAGGACAGGGTGTTGTAAAAGATATGGCTATAAGTGATATGCATAGTTTTGTAAAAATAACGAATAGTGTTAGTAATAAAAAATTTTATAGTATGGGGACTAATGGAATTCTATCAATGGACCAAGGTTTTGCTGGATTACGGAGTGATGGTGCCATAATAGTTTGGGGTATAAACACCGAAGTTAGAGGTAGTATGACTGCGACAGCATTAAAAAATGCAAGAAACTTTGTTGATATAAAAGGTGGTTACTATTATGGTGTTTTTGTAGGAATAAAGTCAGATGGAAGTGTAGCTCTTTTTGGTGAGCAACATAGAAATTCGTTTTGGAGAGGAAATAATTATTATGCTCCGTGGAATGCAAATTATAAAGAAGGTCATGTTCATTTACCTGGAACAATGAGAAAACCTGATGTATTAATGACAAATTCAATAACAAAATTATCTGAAACAACAATTATAGAAAAAAATAACTTTAAAAATATTTCAGCAACAGATAAAGCTTTTTCAGCTATAAAAGAAACAGGCGATATTGTAGTTTGGGGTGATGATTCATATGGTGGAAAACAAACAGATTTATCGGGACATACTAATTTTACGCATGTTTTTTCAAACCCTGGTTCGTTTGTCGGTTTAAAAGAAGACTTAACTATGCATAATTGGGGTAATGGTAATTTTGGTTCTTTAGGTGGAAAATCGACAAATATAAAAATTTCTCCAAATTTACAAGAAATTAATGAATTTACAGAACCATATAGAAAAAGTAATTTATTATCTGAATTTGGAATACATGCTGATACAAAGAAAATTACCGATTATAGTTATACTTCTAATGCTGAAAGTAATGCTTTATTAAATATTAATGGTACAATGGATACTTGGGGTAATACTTCATTTGGTGGTTTAACAACAGATATATCAAATAATTTAACAAACGTTAAAGAAATTATTACAGGTGGTGGTATTATGACAGCATTAAAAGCAGATGGTACAACTGTAACATGGAAAAACAATACCGTTTATGAAACAAATAAACCAGCTAATTTAAATAATGTTAAAAAAATTGTTTCTGGAAGTGATGGTATTGTTGTAGCATTAAAAGCAGATGGAACACTTGTATCATGGCATAATACAAGTAATACATGGGATTTATGTGGTAATGTTACCAATAATGATTTGACAACTTTAAGCGGTATTGTTGATATATTTGCTTCTAATAAATGTTTCGCTGCATTAAAATATGATAATTCTCTCTATGTTTGGGGTAGCGATGAAGATTCTTCAAATAGAATAATAAATAATTTATCATTACAATCATCAAAATTAACATCTGGTGTAAAAGAAGTTTTTGTAAATGGGAAAGTTTTAATAGCTCTGAAATTTGATGGAACGGTTGTTACTATAGGAAATACGAATAATGGGGGTGATATAAGTAATAATAATACACAATATAAATTATATGGCGATGCTACAAATATAACTGATGTGTTTTTGAATGATAAATTTGCTATAGGGTTAAAGAAAGATAATTCATGCATTTACTGGGGAGACATATCTAGAAATTCAACGTTATTTAATAATGATATTACGACATTTACAAATATTAAAACAATTGTTTATTCAAAAGATGTTATGATTGGTATTAAATTTGATGGTACTATTGTTGGGTTAGGAGAAAAAAATAAGGGTGCTGAAACACCTGATACCAAAGATTCAGCTTTAAAAGTATATTCAACAACGAATAATGGTTTTAGTTTATTAAAAACAAATGGAGAAGTTATTAGCTGGGGTGATGAATCGTATGGTGGAGAAATTTCTTAAACATATTTAGAAAATTTTATATTGGAAAATTTTATTTAAAAAAATAAAATAAAATTTTATATTATAAATCAATGAGTCTATCTCATTTATCATCGATAAAGGATGTTTTTTCAAACGATGGTGCTTTTTGCGCATTAAAAAACGATGGAACAATAAAATGCTGGGGTCACACTGATTTTGGTGGTACAACCCCAGTTGATATTAGTAATGTGAAAACTGTTTTTACTTCCAATCAAACATTTAGTGCTTTAACTAATAATAATACATTTATTACATGGGGTAAAACTGAACATGGTGGTGGTACAACAAAAAATTCTAAAAATATAAAAAAACAGCAATTATTAAATAGAATGTATGGTTCTGCGACGGTTATTCACAATGTTAAAAGAAATAATTTAAGACAAAAAAATAATTTCAACTTTAATAATTCATCGTATAATAGACCTATTCAACCATTATTATCTAAAAATGATGAATTATTTATTGAAAATTATTCGCAATCAAAACTTGATAAAATAAATAAAATAAAAACTTTATCAGACGGTAAAATAAAAGATACTGATTTGACAGATATTGATATTACTAATGATAAACAACGACACTTGATTTTAGATAAAATTTTTTCCAACGTTTCAGATGTTAGCTTCAATATTAATTCTATAAAAATTGGTTTAAGTGAAAAAATTACTAAAAATAATACAAAAGTGTTTAAATCTAAACAAACTATTAATGCTAAATCCGAAGCAACTAGTGATATTATAAATAACGCCGTTTATGGTAATTTATCTGATTTAAGCGACAATATTACAGTTAATATGGATAATAATGTTTCATTTAAAGTTACAAGGACAACCACTATAGGGATAACAGGTAAATATAATGTTGAAGTTTTAGCAGGTAAAATGGTTGTTTATGGTAGGTATAGTGGAACTATAGAATTTGGTACAGCCTTACTTCAATTGGGCGAATACCAAGATGGTGATAAAATTATTATTAATTCACATGCTTTCTTTTTTGGTGGTTTTGGATGTAATAATTTAACAGGTATTACACCAGCAACTAAAAAATACCAATGTTTAGTAACAACGTATGAAGCTGCCGCTTATTTAGACAGTAATGGAAAAGTCCATTGTTTTGGATATAATGATTATAACACAACAGGATTGGGTTTGGACAGTGGTGTTGTTAAATTATGTGCTACTAATTACATATTTATAGCATTGAAAGATGACGGCACTGTTATCTTTTGGGGTAAAGATGTAGGTTATTTTAAAAAAAAAAGCCTTTACGTAACACATTATGTCGATAATGTTATTAATTATTTATGCTATGATTATAGTCAGCAACTTACCGACATTATTGATATATTTTCAGTTACGGATTATAAAGAATCTGTTATTTTAAGAAAAAAAAACAATAGTTTTATACTAATTGGTAGTGGTTTAACGCATTACACAGACACACTATTAGACGAAAATGGTAACCTACCCATAAATGGTGTTTTATTTGAAAATATAAACCAACTTTACATCCACACTGGTGCGTTATATTCTAACATATCCAATAAACATATAATCGGTATTAATAATAAAGGAAAAATAGTTTCAATTGGGGAAGGTGTTACGTATTCTACAACTACAAGGTTATACAGTAAAACTAATACATGGGGTACTTCAAATAGAGCTGGTCTTAATATAAATAATAGATACCATGGTATTAGTGGTGAGTTAGTTATTGCAACTTTGTCAGACGGTACCCAAGCAAATTATAATGGTAATTTTTACCAAAATTATACAGCTTCTAATATGCCACCAGTCAGTAAAATATTCATAAACGGTTCATTTGTTACTGCGATATTGGATAATGGAACTGCCGCCTGGTGGGGTACGACATATGTTTATGGACCAAGAAGTGGTACATATGAAAAAGACAATACGAATATTATAACTACAAGTGTTTTTGACCAATTGAGAAGTCGGCGATTCGTGGATGGTGTAATGAGTAATAGGGATACTGCTTTATTGGATACTTCAGGTGGTGTTATATTGTTTGGTTTATCACAAACAGAAATATTTGTAGATTCCACTAATGAATTAAAAAATGATATTAGCGCTAATATTATAAAAATGGTTGCAACAAAAAATGATTGTTTTGCATTTTTGCGAAACGATAATACAGCAATACTTGTTCCAAATTCTAATATTGATATTAGTTTCAATCTGTTCCCCAATTCATACATTAGTTCTATTACACAAAAAGGGACTTCTGGTAAAACCAAACAAACATATTTAATACCAAATATCAAAGATATTTTTACAGGTGGATTTGCAGGTTTAGGGTTTATAACAACGTCTAATAATGTTATAATATATTCATTTCGACAAAATGGATATCTTATAGATATAGGTGAAATTGTTGGTGGCAAACTAGAAAATGTTAAAGAATTATTTTCAAACGGTAATGCGTGGTGTGCTTTAAAACATGATAATACTCTTGTTTGTATTAAAGGTGGTAAGGAATCCGTGAATAATAAAATAGGTTATTCTGAAAATATGTCTCTTTTCGGATGTGATTACAATGATGTAAATTTTGGTATAAATGGTATATATTCCAATGGTGGTAATGGTAAAGGTGGTTGCGTTTTAAATGGTGATGGTAAAGAGACTACGCTTAAAAATGTAAAAAATGTATTCTCAACTTATGAAGAACCGGGTACAATTTATAGTGAAACAAATAATAGTGCTACGGGTGGCTTTATTGCTATTTTAGATAATGGAAATTCAGAAAAAATTGTATATTGGGGTAACAGCAACATATCTTATAAAAAATATAAAACAAATATATTATATTCAACCGTTAAAGATGGTGGTTTATCTTTATTAGATATATCAAATAATTTAATAAACACGACGTCTTCTGATGAAATTTTCGGCATACACACTGACACATCATCAACATGGGGGAGGTCTCATATAATGAAAAATAATAAATATAAATATGATAATGAATATAATTATAATGGGAATATTGTTATAAAAATTACAGTACAAAATATTAGTGGCGATAACAAGTTTGTTTTAAATGGTGATTCTTCCGGGTACATATTTAAAGAAGGATATTCTTATATTTTTGATACTAGCGATTCTTCAAACACAAATTATAAAATAGCTGTTTCTAATTCACCAGATATATCACAAAATGAAAATTGCGTACAGTATTTAATACCGGGTGAATCAAATTCTTTCATGAGATATTATAAATCAAATAAATATACATATATTTATTGTGAAACAAATGGTTTTTCAATGGGTAGTCTATATAATCCAGCAACACCCATAGAATTTACTGCTATTGACACCGCGTTTGGTGGTGCAACAGAAAAAGACATTATTTCAAAATATGTAAATGTTCCTAATAATAAAAAATTATTGGACGTCAGTTTAAATAATATTACAATGGATACTTCTTTAAAAAAATCTACAATATTAAATTCATTATTTACAACTTTACCAACAAATAATTTAACTATAAATAAAGATAAATTGGGTTATCAAAAATCCAATATTGGATTAAATAGTCCATTAATTTACGGTGTTAATATGAAAGTCATAAATACAACAAAAGAATTAAGAGGTGTTTCGATATCTGGAGAAACTGTTATTTCGGGCGCGGTAGCGTTAAATAACTTAAATTTTGATGAATCTTTATATATAAATATGACCGATTTAAGTGATAATATTCTTTTAAATGTTGGTGATAAAATTGGCGCACCATATACCAGTACTACAGCCGAATTACCGACATTTATAAGAGGTATAGAATTTACTGTAAGGAGAATTACAAATAGTTCTTCAGACGCTAGATATGATATTTCATCCAATTTCGGAACATTAAAAATTAATTCTACAGCTAGTAATTTTAATACAACGAGTAATACAGGTTATTTTGAGAATAATGATGCAATGGAAATAGAAGATGTTGAAATAATATTTCATACAAATGGATTTATTACAAAAGGTCGCAAAAAAATATATACAAAATTAACAGTAACTGTTAATAGTGATTCCAAATTTTTATTTAATGGTAGTACTTCAAAACCTATATTTGAATACGATAAAAACTATAAATTTGATGTTTCCGATACATCAAATGAAAATTATAAATTAAGGTTCAGTTCTTCGAATTCAACAAATGTACATAATTCCATTGGGTATGGTGCACCGGGTACATCGGGTGCTTTCGTATCTTTTACACCAGGTAATTTTACAGCACAAAGTATTTATGTTTTTGATAGTTCAAACAATGATTTAGCTTTGGGAAGTTTATATAATCCAATACCAATCAATAATGGTATTTCGAAATCCAATTTAGATGCCATTGAAGCAGAAGCAATAGATGGTAGTATTACTTTACCGGGAACACTATATTCAAATTTAGTTGGTACAGATAAAGAAAAACAAAATGAAAAGAATTTAAGACGTCATCAAATGTTACGAACCATTTTCGCGGCAAATCCAACAAATAAAACATTGGAAACAAATAATACTAATTTGGGATTTGGTAGCGAATATATAAAATCAAATTTCAATGTATTCAATCCTTTAAATAACACAAACAACATTGATATTAATGTATCATCAGATACTACAAATACAAAAGGATTTTATTCTGCATTAGAAGATAATAATTCTGCCAATATAACGTTGAGTGATGGTACCGTTTTAAAAGTCGAAAGAACTTCAACAGATTTAAACAATCGTGGTGTATATTACGTTTCAAATACAACTGATAGTGCTAATTTATTTGTTACTGTAACAAATAGCAAAACATATATTATTGATTCAAATCCAGCCGGCCCTTTTAAAGATAATGATACAGCTACCATTAACTACATACCATTGGTATTTGGTGGTATAGGTGATGGAAGGAATACCAATCCTTCTTTAAATCCATCTGCCCCAACATTAACTTCTGTAGTTAATAATGCTGCAAAAATACCAATTATCCCGGGTGGAAAATTAGGTGGCTTTGCAGGAATTGCTAGTGATGGTAAATTATATAAATGGGGTGTTTCTGCTACAAGTTATTTACCACCTGGTGATGATGATGGTAATGCTCCATCAGATAGTAGAATAACAGATGTTTCTTTTTGTGTTGCAGCTGGGCATAATATATTATTTTGCAAAACAGACGGTTCGGTTGGAAATACTGCGGCTTCTGGTCTCCCTTTAAATAATTCTAATAATTTTTGGTATAATAGTGGAACATTATCAAATGATTTAACAGGTATTCAAGATGTTGTTGATATTTATACATTAAATTCAAGCACAGCAATACTTTTAAGAAGCGATGGTAGTATAGCGTTGTGGGGAGATGATGGTTATTCAACACAACATGTCTATAGAAAAAATGAGTATTCTTTGCGAGGTGATTATGGTAAAAGATTAATGGACTCAACAGATGCAAACTTTTCAAAAATAATAAAAATTGTAACTGGACCATACACTGTTTTATTGTTGCGTCAAGATGGTAAAATTGCACATTTATCTTTCACTACAACAGACGCAACAAGGAAAAAAAGAATTATATGGAATGGTCCAGCTGCTCATCTTCGGACAGACAGTTTATTTTTTACATTAGAAAATTGCTTGGAGAATGATGGTGATATTAAAAATTATATTGGTAATGTTGTAGATATTGGTTGCTTTGGTATGGTTGTTAATGATGATGGGTATTATATATTAAATGATAAAGGACAGTTTATGATAGTTTATTTGAGTAATAAATTTGAGGGAAATTTTAAATCACCTCATTATTCAATTAGTTATGATACAACAAGTCCTTATTTTAAAAAAACTGTAAAAGTATTGACATTTAGAGAATGTTATTTGCAAATAACTGAAGATTATTCTGCTATACTACCAGGAAGACTTTGGACAGGTGGATATAACAAACCCATATTAAATAAAACAAACCCTTATGAACTAAATGGTGATGATGCTGCAAATGTTAATATATTAAATGGAAAAATTAATAATACCACAAATGGTATAACTATGTATAATGAATCATTAAATGGTAAGAGAACCATTGATAAATATTATGGACAATTCATATTAATGAATGATTGTTATCTTTTACCGGCTGTTAAATTTGGACCTACCTATTACAGTCCCTATAAAGAATCGAATTGGAATGATGCCGTATATGGAATTTACGGCACTGCAAATGGATATCCAGCTGATAAACAACCATATGGAGTTGATTTATCAAATGTAAAAATGGTTTCATGTGGTCATAGGTCATATGCTGCTTTATTAAATGATGGTAAAGTATTAACATGGGGTAAAGGTAATCAAAATACAAACAAAGCTGCTAATTCATATGATGTTTCAAACCAATTAATTGATGTTACAAAAGTCTTAATAAATTTCAACGGTGCAGCAGCTGCATTAAAAAGTGATGGTAGCGTTGTTGTTTGGGGAAATCCAACAAATGGTGGTTCCATAATTGGAGATGCAGCGCCTGCAACTACTACCGGAATGAGTAATACTACATTAAATTCTGGTGTTTTAGATATTTTCTGCAATGATTCTACTTTTACGGCTGTTAAAAGTGATGGTGTAATTGTATGGGGGTTATATAAAAATAGTGATTATTTAGATGATTTACAAGGTAAAAGTTGGGCTGCCACAAATAATGTAAAAATGAAATATAATTATGAAAATACTTCATGGAGTGAAATTGACATGTTTTATTCTGGTTTTGAAGACCCAGACAAAACAAACGGTAGATTACTTTATAAAACAACAGCTGATATAACGTCGAAAGCTAATGAATTGGTTACAGCTGGTGTTTCACAAGATGATGTAAATACTGTTTTAGAATATCCTTCATATATAACCAATTTAGATAAAGTTCATATATCATCTACATTTTTTTCTTCAAGAACAAAAGATACAATTAGGCAATTATTAATTGAATTATTATTTTTAATGAAACCAAAAATAAATAAATTTAAACATTTACCCTCTAGTTTCGTTTTAGATTCTAAAATAAATAAAGATAATTTTACAATTTTTAAAGCAAATATGGGTGCTATTGATTTATCTACATTTAATAATTATTATGATGGTTATTATTCTTCATTGGTTGATACAAACATGGTAAATTTTAGAAGCATTGATGGAAAGCTATTTTTTCAAATAAAAAGAAGCGGTGATAATTATATTTTAGAAAAACAAGATGGTACTAGTGATATTTCTGCAAATAATTTAGGTCCATTTACATCTGGAAAATTAGAAATCAACGACACTTTAATAAAATTTTCTAATGGTGTTTATGATGGTACTGACAAACCTATACAAAAATTTAATTGCATTGCAAATACATGGTATGGTGTGGCTTATTTAACAAAAACAGGTAAAGTTATTACTTGGGGTAAATCAGACCATGCTGGTTACTCACACGAAGAATATGGTTTGCAATCTTCTACCCCTAGTTATAGTATCTCTTCAAATCAAGATAATGTTTCTACAGATGCAAAATCAAATGTAATTGATATTGTTAGTACAAAACAATCTTTTTCTGCATTAAAAGCAGATGGGAGTGTCGTAACATGGGGGCATATTTATTATGCCGGGAAACAAAATCAAAATAATCCAAATATTGAAAGCCTACTTACATCGAATGTAATAAAAATATATTCAAATTTAAATGCTTTTTGTGCTTTAAAAAAAGATGGTACCGTTGTATGTTGGGGGAGTCAAACACTTGGTGGTGATAGTACATTAAATAATAGTGGTGGCGAACAAAAAGATATAGTTAAAGTTTTCCCACATTTATATGGATTTATTGGTTTAAAAAGCGATAAAAGCATTGTGACGTGGGGTTCCGAACATTCAAAAATAGACCATGCTACTTATGGTGTTAATGGGACTAATAATAATAATACAACAGCCCTGACAAAATTAACAGACGTGTTAGAAGTTTATATTGCTACATCTGAACAAACATATAGTGTAATTAAAACAGATGGTTCAATTGTAAGATGGGGTTATAATACTAGTTCCAGTATGCCTGCTGATTTATTAAATAGATTTAATAAAGAAGGCAGTTATACAAATGCTGTTCCTTTCGTTAATATTTACCCTTCTGGTGTAGGTGTTTATCCAATTGATGCATCCGGTGGCGTTTATGTTATAAGTAATTATAGTTTTGCTTATACATATTGGGACAATGTTAAAACTGATATAAGTGCTAATGTTACTAGAGTTGTTGCAAATAGCGCAGTCGTTGCTTGTTTAAGAAGTGATAATAGATTAATTGTTTTTGGAACACACAATACTTATTATAAAAGATATGGTGGTGATTTTGATAGCACCGATACAGCTGTTACTAATAGTGCTCATTTACCACCAAGCGAATATATAGTGAATGATTATACATTAAAAAACATTAAAGATGTTTTCCCTGGAAAAACAGGTTTTGCAGCTATCGATATTTCTGATAATGTTATTTGTTGGGGCGAAAAATATAGTTATTATGTTAATAATATTGATTATACCAAAATTTACGGTGGTGATTTATCGGGTAATGATATAAGTCAAAATAGACCTGTTGCTTTATTTAATAATGGTAGAAGTTGGGCTTGTTTAAAAGAAGATGAAACTGTTATAACTTGGGATGGCACCAATACAAATAACGCTACAAGAGGTTCGAAACACATCGATACAACATATGGTGTCAATTCAACATATTGGGGTGGTAATAATAGTGGTGGTGCTATAAGAAATGGCGATGGAACAAATAACACATTAAGTTATGTAAAAAATATTGTTCCATATGGTCAAGCTGAAACATGTGGTTTTATTGCAATATGTGAAGATGGTTCTTCAAATCAATTTTGTGTAGCATGGGGTAGCGATGATAATGCATCCAGGTGGTCTTCATCTACACCAAACTCTGCAGGTAGAGGTTTTAGACACATTGTTGACAAACTAACAGAACACTCAAAATATCAAGTTGGTATATTTAATAATCGTGGAAATGATGAAGTATTTAGAAATACGGCACATGAAAATTTACATGAATATGATTTTGGTAATCAAGCATTTACTGGAAATGAAACTGGATTTGGTTCTCCCGTTACAAAAGAAGAGGTATATGATTTGGATTCTATAGATTCTGATGCTAGTGCTAATGGTATTCCAAGCAATACTATTACTAAATTTAAAAATTCGAAATTGAATGAAGATGTTGATGAAACAGAAGTTTTTGCAGTGGAAGCAACTCTCTTCCAGAATACTATTGACACAACAAAAACAAAAAAAGACATAAGAAAACAACGTAAAAATATATTAAAATTAGCCTTTGCAAATAATCCAAAAAGAACCAAATTCAAAACAACAGCTGCTTCTCTGGGTTATACAAATCTTTCAAAAACAAATATCATGGTTATTAAAATAAACTTCGGTAAATCAGAATTAAACTTAAAAGACGAAAAGAATATCGATGATAATACAGGATTTTTAATTCCAATCGAAGATGGTCAAGAAGCCAGTATTACAAATAAAGAAGGAACATCCAAATTCAAAATAACTAGAGATGCAACTTCATTTGCTGATGGAGATGGTAAATATTATATTGAAGATGTTGAACAAGTTTCAATGATTACAAATTTCGAATCAAGTACATATATTAGAGGTACCTCACCACAGGGTCCATTCAAAGACGGTGATAGGGCTATAATTGCGGGTGTTCCTATTTTATTTGGTGGTATAACTGAAGAGGGTGGTAATTATAGTTTCGGAGACCCATACATCAATCCAATTTTCGGAAGTGTTACTAAATTACCAGATAAAAAAGCAATGTATCGTTTATTCCAGGGTTTGGATGTTTATATCAATTGTTCTGTTGATAAAATCAGCGAAAAGAAACAGAAATTCATGGAAAATTGGTTTTACAAAAAAACTGGATTCGATTCAAAATTATTCGGATTCATAACGAGTGGGTACTTCTATAATAAAATTTACATTTCTAGTGAAAATCATGAACTATTCTGCGATTTCGATAAACAATCCATGATTATGGATGAAAAAGACAAAGAATACTTCACAATTTCCAATACATACAGTGTTGAAAAAGAAAATACATTTATATTAAATGAAAAATGTTCAGTATATACCATTTCTTGGCCACATAAAGAATACAACACAATAGAATTCACTATAAAGATATATGAAAATCCACAAATTGATAATGCTGTTAGTATACAAGTTGCCGGGAATCTAATAGACTGTCAAGGATTATTGGTTAGAAACTACAAACCATCGTTAATGAAAATTTCTGATATAAAAATTAAAAAAGATGTGAAGTTGAATAAAAGATTGGAAAATACAAAACATAAATTTGCTACAAAAGCTATCAAAGATAGGAATGAAGTGTGGATTAAGTGTAAAGGAACCTAGGTTCCCCTTATAATCCCTCCTTTAAGGGAAAAGGAATTTACGAACCATTTTAATGGAAAAATTCCCTTATGAACTCTTAAATATTTTTTTGATTTAAATATATTAAAATAT